CCGTCTAGCTTATATGGCGAGACTTTAGCATCAGGCGTAGGTTTACAAGTTGTATCTACAGGCTCAAGTAATACATATAATTTTCATAGAATAATTCCTACACCAGCTGATACTAAACAGCTAAGTGATGACATCAATGATTTCTTTGCAAGATATCGTATAAACGCCGGAGAACCCGGATCTAATAATGATGCCGGTGATTTAGTGTTTGATACTAACGCTTCTAAGATGAAAGTCTATGATGGCTCATCTTGGGGAGAAGTAACATCTACCGGTGAATTTAAACATTTATTTTTATGCCCTGCCGGTGGTACTGGAGCACCTACTTTAGATGGTAGTATTGCTACGTATGATTTACGTGAAGCTAGTAACTCAGGAACAGCAGCTAGTGTAACAAATGCAGCTCAGTTACTTGTTTCTGTTAATGGTGTTATACAAAAAGCTAACACAGGAACCTCAGCACCCGCTGAAGGTTTTGCTTTAGTTGATGCTAATACTATTATCTTTGGTGCTAACTTAGCTAGTGGAGATTCTGTATTTATAGTACAGATAGGATCTGCTGTAAGTATTCCTACCCCGGGCGATAACACAGTTACATCTGCTAAGATTGTAGATGGAGCTATTGTAAATGCTGACATCAACGCTTCTGCTGATATAGCTGGTAGTAAGTTAGCCGATGATTCAATAGCTGAAGTTAAACTAGATATACATAATGCACCATCTGGAACTGATAAATTTCTTAAATATACCAGTAATGGTATGGAATGGGTAGTACCTAGTTATACTACTGATACAAACACTACCGATCTTGTTACTGATACATCACCACAGCTAGGTGGTGACTTAGATACTAATAGTTTTGAAATATCACTTGATGATAACCATGCTGTTAAGTTTGGAAACAGTAATGATTTAAAAATTTATCACGAAACTAATAACTCTTATATTCTTAGTGATAGGTTTTTTATAAACAACTTAGCTAATAGCGAAAATATAGCAAAGTTTATTGCTGACGCAGAAGTAGCGTTATATTACGACAACAGTAAAAAGTTTGAAACAACGAGTACTGGTTGTGCATTTACAGGTTCTGTATCTGGTAACTTATCTGCTGCTACATCTGCAAGTACAATTACTTTAGATTTAGGAACAGCTAACTATCATACTGTTACACTTGCACACAACACAACCTTTGCTGACCCTAGTAATGAGGTTGCCGGTCAATCAGGCTCCATCATAATTACACAGGATGGTACAGGTTCTCGTACAGCAGCATGGAACTCAGCTTGGAAGTGGGCAGGCGGAACTGCACCTACACTTAGCACAACAGCTGGTGCTGTAGATAGAATAGACTTCTTAGTTGTAGCAGCTGGAAATATACATGCTGTAGCTAGTTTGGATGTAAAATAATGGGATTATTTAATACAATTAGAATGGGATCCAGTGCTGCTGGAGATTATGAAGTAGAACAAAGTTTAAGGTTTGATGATGACCAGAGTTCCCCCTCAAGATTACAAAGAACTATCCAATCAGGTGGTAATAAAAACAAATGGACTTTAAGTGTTTGGGTTAAAAGAAGTCAGTTGGGCAACCCAGATTATTCAAACAGTCTGGGAGGTAATGATGGACAACAAATACTTCATGCTGCTGGGGCGGGTAATAGGGGCTTAATAAAATTTAAGACAGATGATACACTTTCTTTTGAGCAAGGTACTGATGGTGGATATAGCGCAGGGCGTATTACAACAACTGCTGTATTTAGGGATACGAGTGCATGGTATCATCTTTGTTTTGTAGCTGATTATGCTAATAGCACAACTGCTGATAGGGCTAAAATTTTTGTAAATGGCGTACAACAGGAAGTTACAACAAATGTTACTTTTTTGGATGGAAGTGCATCTGATGACTGCATTATAAACAGAGACAGAATCCATGAAATTGGTTTTGCCGAATATGCTCAAGGATATACAGGCAGTAGTAATTGGTTCAACTTTTTCTGTGGTTATATGGCTGAATTTTATTTTATTGATGGTCAGGCTTATGATCCCACATATTTTACAAAAACAAATCCAGTTACAGGTCAACTTATACCTAAAAAATATAGTGGTAGCTTTGGGACTACTGGTTGGTATTTAGATTTTTTAGATAATTCCGCAGTTACAGCAACAACACTTGGCAAAGATTCAAGCGGTAATTCTAATAATTGGACGCCAAATGGATTTTCTGTAAGTGCTGGTGCTGGTAATGATTCTTTAACAGATACACCAACTAATAATTTTGCAACAATGAACCCTTTAGTTCCGTCACCTTCGGTAACTTGGGCTAATGGTAATCTTGATCTTGCTGGTTCTAGTAGCTCTGAATATAATCAAACCAATACATCCACTTTTGGTGTGTCATCAGGAAAATGGTATGTGGAAGTTAAATATACAAATGATGGTACTACTAATACTTATGTAGGAATATGTCCCATAACAACATCGCCAACTACCAATTTGACAAATAATGTGACAGATGGAGCGGTTTTAAGAATGGATAATACATTATTCATAGAAGGTTCTGCTCCAAGTTCTGGAACTTCTATCAGTTCTGGAGATACTATAGGTATTGCACTTGATATGGATAATCAAAAAGTATGGTTTTCTGTTCAAGGTACATATTTAAGTTCTGGAAATCCAGCGACAGGAGCAAATGCTACTTTTGATGGGATTACTGCTGGTGAGACAATAGCTATTTGTGCAAGACCTCTTAGTGGAACTCTTAATTTTAATTTTGGACAAAGACCTTTTGCATATACACCACCAACAGGATTTAAAACATTATGTTCAGCAAACTTACCCGACCCAACAATACTGCTACCTAATAAACATTTTGATACTTTACTTTGGAGTGGAAATGCTACTACTTCTGATAGATCAATAACAGGTTTAAATTTTCAACCTGATTGGGCATGGACAAAAACAAGAAATCATGGTTATCATCATGTTTTATTTGATGCTGTAAGAGGGCCAAGTAATAGATTAAATTCAGATCAAACTTTCTCTGAAAATTATACAAGCGGTGGAAATTTAGCTAGTTTTGACGCACCTACATCTGGCAATAATGATGGTGGTATTACTTGGGATTATGGCACAGGAAATGAATGGTGGAATGAATCTGGAAAAGATTACGTTGCATGGAACTGGAACGCTGGTGGATCTACAGTAACTAATAATGATGGAGCAAATACATCACAAGTAAGAGCAAATACAACAGCAGGGTTTTCTATAGTTACTTATACAGGAACAGGATCAACAACAACTTTTGGTCATGGATTAGGAGTAGCACCGCAAGTAGTAATAACTAAACCAAGAAGTGCTACAGGTAATTGGGGCGTACTTCATACAGTCGGAGACCCTACTGCTGAAAACAGATTACATTTAAATGACAATGGTGGATATAGTAGTTATCAAGGTTATAAACTTTGGAATGATACTGTACCGACTTCTTCTGTTTTTACAGTAAGAGAAGATGCCTCAACTAATGCTAGTAGTGTAACTTATGTAGCTTATGTATTCAGCGAAGTAGCAGGGTATAGCAAGTTTGGTAAATATACAGGCAACGGAAATGCTGATGGCACGTTTGTTTTTACAGGTTTTAGACCAGCTTTAGTTATTTTTAAAAGATCAAGTGCATCTAATTCTTGGTACATGATGGATAACAAAAGAAACACATTTAATCTTACAAATACTTTTTTACGACCTGATACGAGTGCAGCAGAAGGTAACGCAGTAAATTCTACCGCAGATTTTTTATCAAATGGGTTTAAATTTAGAGGTAATGGAAATGATGTTAATGCTTCTGGGTCGACATACATTTATTTTGCATTTGCAGAATCTCCTTTCAAAAACGCAAGGGCAAGGTAGAATAATATTATGGCATTTAAATTAAACGGAAATCCATTAGCAGTTGATGTGGCATTTAGTCACAACAATATAAACTACCCTGCTAACTGGTTAAGATTATCTTCTGCACAGGAGAAAAAAGATCTTGG